ACCAGTTCGGTAACATAACTCATTCACAATCCTTTGCCCATTCCAATTGTATACTTCAATCGCTGATGTTGGATCGTTGGTATATCCAAAGTCTAATCCTATTCCTATAAGTTTAGCTTCAGCAGGGATTGTATCGATTGTTTTCCAGTTATTAAAGATCACTCCCTCCAGACTACCTACTTCTCCAAGTCCATACACTCTCCACCAGTTAGCCCAGTAGCTATTTGTAGCTGCTTTTAAGCGATTCTTTTCTATTTGTGATACTATAGATTGATCAAGAGCTTCATTGTCCTTATACGTTAAAATAATAAAGTCAGAGTCAGGCTCATCCTTTAGCTCTTTATGCACCCAAAATTCATTCGATGGGTTAAAGTCTAAGAATACTTCTTTCTTTGTACGAATAGCTAACTCATTGTAAGATTCAAACGTTACATTGTTGCACTCGTTGATATATAAAATGTCCCTCCTTGCTCCTTTTAACTTAGATGAATTATCCGCTGAGAAAAACTCTATTATGCTTCCATTAGCAAACTCATACATAAGTAAGGACTTATTGAATCGATCATCCACATATCTACCAGTCCATCTCATTACTTTAACAAAGTCTTTTAACGCACCACGACGTAAATGAGGTATTGATTCAGCTACAACCGATACTTCTAATCCAGGTTGCTTAGTGCATTTGTCTATTAAGATAGGTAAGATCCCAAATGTTTTACCTGCAGAGGTACCACCTTGAATGATTTTTACCCTTTTCTTTAAAGCTAAGATTTTATTTATTGCTGTAGTTCTCTTGAACATCCAATTTTTGTGTTAGATATATATAACCACTTTTTAAACCTAAATAACCAACGGGGATAAAGTTTACATCATAACCTTTGTAAGTGTTAATACCGCAATCAAAGTTACCAGCTGCATAAAAATGCCAGCATTTGTTATTAGGTTTGAATGCACTTGCTTTAATCATAGCAGTCAAAATCTTTTTAAACCCTCTTTTGGAAGTGCACTTAATCCTCATTGTTTGTATCTGGGAACAATGGTTGTTCGGTTACAATTGTGTTTTCTACTTTCTCTGTTAATCCATTTAATCGTGCAGTAAGACTTGCATTGTATTGTCCAACCATACCACCAGCTATCTGGTCTTGCCTAATTTCTTTTTTAATATGTGCGGAGATAGCACAAAAGTCATTGTAAGCTTTATTAGAATTATCCATATAGTGGCTCACAGTGCATTGAAACTTGTTGTAGCAATACACTTCAAAACCATCAATACTTAGTGGACATTCTAGCGGTTCAGCGATTAGGTCACCGCTTCTTTGATTCATTACGTATTTGTATCTTGGATTCTCTTTTACGTATGATTTGTAACTCTGAAACATTTCCATTAAGTTATCAGGGCTTTCTATCTTTCTTGGTCTTCCCATCTTTGCCATATGCTATTTCTTTCTTTTGTAACTTTTAAAGTGATCTAAAAATTCATTCTCATCTATCTCTTCGCAACATAGTAATCCATCCGCATCTGTTAAGTATACGATATAGTGAAAACCTTGAGCAGTTAGGTAGTCAGTTAGTTGCTTACCTGCTTCTATCATTTCCTTGCCGTGATCTATTAGATAGTATCTCATTTCTTGCTTATGCAGTTTCTTCCTCTTTGTATTCTTCCATTACTCGTTGCATCTTAACTACGATTTCTCTTAAGCAACTTGCACACGATGTAGGCTCTTGTCTTACTTTAAAGATACGGTTGTATATCTTTAGGATTTCATCTTGCTCACTTGGACGTATTGAGTTTTTGTACAATACCTGCGTTTCATTTAAGTAATTGTATTCAACCTCAGTTAAGCATTCTGGTTTGTTATATGGAAACATTGCATTAAGCTTTGCTTTTCTTGCATCGCATCCACAGTCATCTCCTGCAATGAACTTAACGAGTTTCTTAATTCCTGTTGCCTCTGTGATTTGTTCTATTGTATCTCCTAATCCTTCAGCTTTCTTTTTGGTTACTTTTGCCATCTTTTATTTTTTAAAGTGTTCTTTACTTAGCTCTGCTAAATCATCCCGAAGCATTTTTATTTCTTCCTTTAGCTTACAATTGTTATTCCACAGTTCTTTAATCTTAGAATCTTTCCTTCTAAGCTCATCCACAGTGCTTCCAATGTATCTGTTTAATACTTTTAAAACGTGCTTCATGCCTATTTTATTAATTCAAAATCCTCATTTAAATAATCTTCGTAATCCTCACCGATCTTTTCCTTTATCCTTTCCTTACAGTTTTTTAAAGTACTAAAGATCGATCTTACGCTTATTCCAGTCTCTTTAGATAGTTTCCTCATTGACATTCTGCTATCTCTATATAAGTTAAATAGCATTTTATCATAGTAATGCCATGATTCTACTTCCTCTTTTATCTTTTCTTCTATTAAATCCCTAGATTTACTCCTCTCTATATGATCAATCGGCGATTCAACATTAAATACCTCTTCTAAAGATATTAACGCAATCTTCTTGTTTTTGTTGGATAGGTAGAATATATTCCTTAACGATACCCAGATGAATGCTTTATTTAATTCATCCCCTATTAGTATTTTATCAAGAGTTGAGTACTGATATAATCTAAGATACATCTCCTGAACTATGTCCTCCGGATCTTTGCATCCAAATGATCTAACCATAGAAACCCATTCATTATGATTAGACGATAACTTTATTAATATTTCCTTGTCCATCGATTAAATTCTAATCAAATTTATGTTTAAATATTAATCGTAAGAAAAAAAGTTATTAACAAAGATAAAGCCAGTCGTTAAACTGGCTCTAAATTGTTTAAGTAAATCTCCCTTGAAATGTAGTTGTCTAACTTTACCACAGTGCATAAAGTAACATCTTTACCTTGTAGAAATTTATCTATTTGATATTGATGGAATTTACCTGTGTTAGATTTTATCTCTTGAACGATCTGATTCCGTGTTTTGGTACGAAGCAACATCTCCAATTGCTTTCGCAATCCTCCCTCATCAATGTACATTAGAACGGTAGATCATCAACATCATTTGATACCGGAACTCTTTCCATTGTTTCTGGTGCAACATAAGGTTCTGAAAATGCTGCAGAGAAAAATGTATTCCCTCCACCATTAGATTTTTTCACCCATAAAGCTACTTCCATTTCTTTACCATTCACGTTTACCTTACCTTTGTAATCAGGTTGTTTGTCGCTTGTCTTTCTGTCATTTTTAAAGATCACTCCTGTGTTTACTTTGTTTTCCATTTTATATTTATTTAATTGTTACTAAAATACGCCTCGCCATAACCACGCGACAAGGTTAAAAAATCCATATAACGCTAATCCTACTATCGAAAGCGTTACAATAATTGCTAAGTTCTTTTCTTTCATTGTTCTTGTTGTTTAAAGGTTTCGTTTTTTCTTCTCCAATGCCAAAATTTAAACGGACTAAATGCCTCGTATTTATCTCCGTATTTATCTACATAGATATAGATGTTATCTAATAAATGTATGTTCTCGGAATAGTGTTTAAATACCCTTGATTCACCAGTCTTTTTCATTGTTAATCTACTTATCAGTTCTTTCATTGTTTTTCTTTAAGGTTATTTACAAATTCTGAAAAATGTTCTGAGGTTGCACTTTCTGCTGACGTACCCCATCTATAAGCATTTCTTAAATCTGCCATACTATATTTATTCTGCTCCTCCATTGCTTTAGCTTGTTCGGACTTCATAATTATGAGAGTTGAAGCAGTTAAAATTGCATCAACTTCTTTTTTCAATGATTTATTTTTTTTTGCTAAATCAATATACATTTGCTGTTGGATTTTTATTTCATCTACCAACCATTCTACTGCTGTCTTTTTCATTGTTCTTGTTGTTTAGTTAATAATCAAACATTTGACACTATTTTGATTTATTGTCTTTTGTTTGTTGTGTTTTAAATTCGTCTTTTAGTCGTTCCAAGTAAAGGACAAAGTCCATAGCTTCTTCTTGTGCGTGTGTAAGCCATTCTAACGTGTTTAAATCGGTTCTTTCAAGTGTCGTATTATATTTCTTTATTCCAACTTGTGAACGTTCACTAAAACGTGCTAAAACACGTAATACTATTTGGTCTTCTATTTGTTGATTCATTGGCTCCTCTTTTATTTCTTCTATTTCATCAATTGCACAACCTATTGTTTGGATAGCATTTCTAAACCTATATTGTAAATCTGTACTTAAGTTTGGGAACATTAAATGAAGTGCTAAATTTGCTTCCTGTATTTCTTCCTTAGTTCGTTTCATGGTTCAAGTTCTATTGTGTTTTTCATAAATTTTATCTCCCGATTCAAATTAAAGTTAGTTTCTTTTAACCCCCTTATCTCCTCGTAAAGTTTGTCAATTTTTAAATGCTGCTCTGAATTTTTTTCAATTAACTCGATTATCATTTCTTTTATTAATTGCCTTGCTTTCATAGGAAATTTATTAATGTGTTATAATACTCACGACAAAGCTCTACCTGTTCCTTGATTCGTTCAATGACTGCTTCGTCTTTCTGTACATAAAAGACTTTCACTCTGCGGTTCTTTGGAATGTGACTAAAAATATGTTTCTTTTGTATTTCATCCCTTAGATCCAAATCCTCATCAATCTTATGCAATTTCCAATGAGCCCTTCTAACTTCGTCCTCAACCATTTCAGGAGGAGTGTCAACAAGACAATAACAAAGTAATGATTGTTGCTTCCCTGTTAACCACATATAGCCTTGCAGTTGGTAAAAGTAATCCTTTGTAGGTATTTCAGTTTCAAAGAATGGAAACGTTGTACCATCCCAAGAGCTTTTAACATCCAACAAAACATCCTCAGTGTTTACATCGGGAGTTCCAGTAATCCAATCGTTTTCATAATACTCCTCATTCTTGTAAATGAATCCAACATCAAGCACTTCGTTAACTAAACTAATAGAAGCATCCTCTACCTCATTCCCCTTGTCCGTATAACGGGAACTAAATTCCCTCCTGATGCCATACTTATCCTGAAGCACAAGCTCGTGTATATATGTCTTGGCAGTTTGTGAAAGCACCTCACTCTTGTTGCGAGGCGCTGACATAATTTTTCCTATAGCAGAACATCTAATCTTCATAACGCGTCTAATATATCGATTTGACCATCAGTTAAGGTAAATGATTCTTTTAATCTTTCGATAGTGTAAGTGCCTTCTAAAATGGATTTAACAGCAGCTTGGAATCTTTTTTCATCGATCTTTGGCAATTTCTTAACTTGTTCACCACTTGCATCAATATCCTTATCAGTAACAATACCAAGAATAGATGACAAAGCATATCGGCGAATATAAGTAATTGCAGACCCTAATACTTGGAAATCATTCATACCTTTCAACTGAACGTTTTGTGGGATAGCAGTTTCGCTAAAAATGTTTTCACCTGACTCTATATGAAACAACATAGTCTTTACGTTAGTTCCATCGATTAATTGTGTAAAACCTAATCCATGCTTTTTTAACAATGGATTGATTACACTAAAAATCTTTGGTAGATCGGAATAGGTATAACCATATCCCTGTGTTGCCCGATGTATCACCGGTACTTCTTGCTGGAAATTAGCCAGCGCTTTAAATAAATTTTTCATAGCGATTTGTTTTAAATATGTGCGTTAACTGAGCCGCACCCCTCCTTTTATTTAAATTACTTTGTATTGTTGCTTCAATCTACTTCTAATACTTGAGCAAAGCTCGTTTAATTGTGATTCATTCATTGCTCTCATAATCCAATCATATTTTGAATATTCCTGGCTTAAGATTAAATACCATTCTGTTTTGTTAATCGTTTTCATAGCGTTTGTTTTTAATTATATGCAAATATAATACTTTATACTAAACTACGTACTTTTGTTTTGTATTTTTTTATTATTTCTTTTAATTCATCCACCGTCCATCGTTTTTCTATGTGAGCTTTAGCTTGTAGTTCGATTAGTTTATCTGCACCAATCCTTTTTTCTATGCCTATCTGATAATTTAGTAGGTTGCCTGATAAGTAGGTATTGCAGTGTTCGCACTGTAGATGCACATTATCCTCGTCAAATCTTACATTGGAATGACCACCACTGCTAAAATAATGACCGGCATTCTTTTTCTTGGGCACTGTATTGCAACTTACACACAATAAACCCATATCTCTAAGTCTTATGTACTTATTAAAAATAGTTTGTGCTTCCTTTAACCAGTCCTGATTTGTTTTTAAACCATCCTTTAAACGTACTTTGGTTTCCTTCCAAGACTTTTCTTTAACCTCCAAAACAAAAGCTCTTATACACTCATCTTTTAAACAGTACTTATGATTGAATCTAATAGGTTCAAATTTTTCTTTACAATTTTTACAACGTGGCATCTTTAAATTTTAATTCGTGTTCAAGTTCATCAATTCTTTTCTTTAGTTCGCCGTTTATATGCAAACATCTATTTATTTCCCTGCCTTGCAGTCTTAATTCAGTTTCAAGTTCTATTATTGCTAACTGTACTTTTTTTAAATCACCCTCAGTGTCTTTTGCTCCGTTGATGAATGCAACTGCATCAGGCTTTCTTTTCTCCAAATCCTCCCTTGTTAACTTTACTTTCCATATATTCTTTTCAATAATGCTTTTAATATACAGCAATTTTAATCCTATATCCATTAGAAATCCTTATTTTGTTTAATTGTGCTACCTATTGATAATTGAACAGGATCCTTAGGTCTATTATTTTTAATTGGATCAATCCCATTTATCGTAAAACCTAATCCGTTATTAAAATCGCATAATATAAAATCATCCAATGCTGTAATCCTACCGCCTGTATCAGTGTCTTTAACTTTTTCAATAGATACCAATGTAACATATCTCATTGTTTCATGCTTAACTAAGCGATGAATTACAAACATATCATCACAACGGTTTAGGAAAGCTTTACCACCTTCTATGTGATCCTTCATTGGCGGCTTCAAATGACCTTTCCAATGGTGCTGATCGCCATAAAGATTGCCAGATCTACCAGACTCAGTGTTTGGATGTGTGTTTATATAGATAGTTTTACCAGTTTCGTTAACAAATTGTCGTGCTGCATTTAAGAATTTGTAGTTGCCTTCATACCCCATCTCCCTGTCAAGTCCTGTGTATGGATCAATCAAACAAGCATGAGCATCAGACTTACGAAATATTTCAAACAATTCCGCAGGTTTGTAAAGTTTAGAGTTATCTACAAAATCAAAGAATTGCTCCAAGTAAGTTGAGTAACTTAGAATCTGCTTCTCGCTTAGTTCTTTGTATGGCTTTCCAGAATAGATTTGGATCATATCCCTTAAGATCTGCCCATATTGATTTTCCCCAGACCAAAGAACGAATTTAATACCATGCTTTAACGCAAGTGAAAGGAAGTACCAATTGATCCAATAAGTTTTACCAACGTTATCATGACCTAAAATAATATTTAACTGTTTTGGCTTGTATCTAAGGTTATCATCCAAGCTGCAACCCAATCCCAAACCTTGTTTAATTCTTCCTGCTTTGTAGTCCAACAGATACTGTTGTGTGCTACCCTTACTTAATATATCCATATTGCCTTGCTTTTTCTACTAGTGGATCAATAATCATATCTTCATTTTTAGGCTTTGCCCAATTCCTAATAGCAGCTTTCCAATCCTTCATTTTGTTTTTACCAACCATCCATCCTTTAGAATGGTAAAAGTTAAGGAACTTATGGCAATCAACATCCAACTGATTCTGCATACAATACTCAAGAATTTCATTAAAAGTAGGGGGTATAAATATACTTCTTCCTTTCTTCTCTTTATTGTTAGTGGTTATTTGTTGGTTATTTGTTGGTTGTTCTTCGGTTATTTCGTTGGTTACAATTTGATAATCTTTGTACTTAACTACTTGTATTACAGTACCTTGCGTGTTTGTTTTGATGGTTATTTCGCTGGTTGTTTTTAAACGCTCCAAACAGGTCCTTATTTTCTGAACTGATAAGCCAGTTTCGATAGCTAAAATCTCCCTACTTGTAACAACAGATCCAACACTTAATTCCATTCCTTTATATCGCTTTTCCTTGTGGTTAGCTTTTAAAATAAGATGTAAAAAAACCCTAAACGTGTTAGGGTCATTGTACCATTCCCAATTAAGGATTTGCCTGTGCATTTTTATCCATCCGCTCATAAGATTAGTTTTTGTTGAAAAAGGTCGCTAATATATAAAAAGCATTGATTAGCTTCCATAAACGATCTTTTAAGTTTAGTTAAAACCTCTTCTTTTTTGCATATAGGCTCGATATAAGCATACTTATCATCTATTTGAATAAAAACATATAGCTCGGAGTTTAAATGCTCGTTAGCACGTTCTAAATCGCAATTAAAAGTGTATGTCTTTGCTTTAGTTGCTTTTACCTGATAAGTGTAACCTTTGTGGTCAGCATAGTCTATCTGTTGAAAGTCCCGATCTGCTGATTGTTTAAACAAAGGTTCATCCTGGTAATTAAGTTCAAACCAAAGTTGGAAGATTTTTTCTCCTATAGATCCAGTCGACTCTTTTTCTATTTCGTTAGGTATCCTAATTTTTGCTATATAAGGTCTCATATTATTTTTCTTTAATAAAGCTCCCATTCACCATTGCCCCTTTTCTTTCTGCAATAACTTTATAAGCGCTATTAATGCATTGCTCAATGTCAGTTCCGTTAAATCTTGCTATCGATGTTAAAACAACAATACAGTCGCCAATAGCGTCGATTATTTCCTCCTCATCCTTATTGATTATTGCTTTAGCAAGCTCACCAGCTTCTTCCTGAAATTTAACATACTGCGTTTTAATATCGCCTTTAGTTAAAATACCTTTTTCTGACGCCCAAGTTCTGATTGGTTCAAATTCATTTGTTAGTTTCATCTTTTTCTTTTTTTTGTTGGTTTTTAATTAATTCTTTTTCTTTTAATCTATTTAGCAATTCAATAGCCTTTTTTCTGTCATTTCCTGATATTTCCCCGTATGTCATAGCATTTGGGTTTTTGTTAATTATTTGTGAAATTTTCTTATCTGATCGTTCCATATTTGTTCGTGTTTTAGTTTAATGTTCTCTAAATTTAGTTTTTTGTCATTTTTATACCTTAAAGGCTTTTTGCTACCATTTATAATAAAGTCAGGTAGCAGATCTTTATAAGCATCCCTTAGTATTTTTTTATTAAGAAGCAAGCTACGTGGTTGTCTTTTAGCAAATCTTAATAGCGGTAAGCTCATTAATGGTGATCTTGCCTCCTTTGTAAAAGCCATTGACATACGATCCAGTCTGATATTGTGATAAAATGGTAATTCTTTAAATACATCATATTGCCATGTATCACTGTACATTGATCTTGTGTAGCCGGAGAATAATTCATCAGCTCCATCGCCTGTTAAAACTAACGAGTTTTTAGCTTCCTTAAATAGCATGTAGTTAGGCATTAAACTACCATAATCTAAAGAATATTCATAATGATAAACAGCACGTTCGAAATCTTGCATATTAAACTTATCATCAATTAATCTAAAATTAAGACCATTCATTTCGCAGATTCTTCTTACGTTTTCTGTTTCACCATTTTCTATTGTAACAATATCAATGTCCTTTGTATATTTCAAAGCATGATGTAGAATAATATTGCTATCCAATCCTCCACTTAGCAATAATGAAACACCGTCGTATTTATTGTCTAAGCGTGTCCTAACACTTTCATTGATTAATTCTATTATGTTAGTGTCAGTAGTTCCGTATACGTAATTTAAAGACATTAATTGGAAAGGCATATTGGATCCTATTTCGTACTTATATAGTTTACCAGGCATAAATCTGTCTATTCCATAGAAGTTTGTGTTATGAGTACCAAAATGATTTTCGTTGTAATCCTTGTATTTGTAGTCATAAGCTATCGCCTTTATTTCGGATGCAATACCTAGTGGGCTATAATACAGTTGTTTTTTTCCTAATGGATCAGTGAATGAATAAACATCACCTTTGCTATTAATTACACATATAGCCCAAAATCCATCCCATTTTAACGACTCCTTGTAAAATGCCTCAATATTGTTTTTGCATTTTTCCATTAACTTGTAGAGGTAGTGGATATCAGATTTGCATCCACGTATCAAATCGTTGTAGTTAAAGATTTCCCCATTAAAGGTAATCATATATGTCCCTATTTTAAATGGCTGGGTGATGCCAGTTTCATAGCTAGACAATGGTAAAGAATTGAAACGAACTTGCCAACCACCGTGGTTATCCTCGAACTCTTCTATTCCTCTGTGTTGTAGTTTGCTTTCTACCGGTTCTTTTGTTATTGTAAATCCGCACATAGTTATTTATTTAGTTTTTGTTTTAATGAATATTCATCAGATACGAAACAGTGGAAACTACCGATCCATACTGATAATTCGCCTAATTGTAAATCCTGATCGTCGAGATGGTTTAACATTTCCATAGCTAATCTCTGCGTCATATAGATGTCATTTCTAAAATGCCTTCTAGCATCGCATGATCGAATTAAGTATGTTACATCCAAATTGTTCCCGTTGATCTTAAACCAATATCCGATAGTACAAGGTAATCTAACAAAGTTATTTGAGTGATCTTCAGGATGCCAGATAGAAAAGAATGCCTGTCTAGTAGTTGGATCCATTTTCATACGATCTTTAATATCATCCCAATTTCCAGCCGTATATCTATTGCCTTGTCTTTGCACAGGCCAGAATCTTTCTTGATATGTATGACTAAACATACCATCGTGTCTAAATCTTGAATCATCCAAGTCTGGTCTATAGTAAGGCCAATTCTTGTATTGTTCTCCAGGATTGCTAGCTCCAGAAAGTCTTTCAATGAAATGATCCTCAGACCATGGCAGATCTGCTTTAGTTTGGGTTGATAAATCATCAATAGATTTGCACATATCCATTTTAATAAACAAATTGTCAACTTCTAGCATTTCCGCATCAATTTCAACAGCTTGCCATTTGTTAGGTTTAATCGTATTCCTCTTATTTAATAGGATACGAATAGCGTTGTCTACAGCATTATTTGTTTTCATAAATAACATCGTTAGGTTCGTTTAAAATTCCTTCCATATAGTTGTTATAACCTCCGACATATGCTACCAAATCAAGCATATTATCTTCTTTGTGTGACCAGCTTTCCCTAGCTAACTTTAAAGCGATTTGAAAAAAGTAAATATCCGAGCAGGTAATCTCTTTTTTACAAAGCACTGTAGCTATTTTAGCTGCTTGTTCGTTTGTCCAACTCATAGGACCGTACTGACGTTCCTTTTCTTCGGATCTTAAATTAATGATCTCGTTTGCTTTCTCTAAAATGTTCATGTTAAAAAATTTAAAAAATAAAAAAAGCCAATTACTTCATCGGGGTATCACGTCCGAATCCATAAAAGGCTTTCAATTTTGTTTAGTTCTATGATGTGATACCGAACTGTTCTGCAAATATATAATTATTCTTCTATTATACCATAGTGGTTGTATTTTTTTTCTTTAATCCATCTTTTCAATCTATTCAAAGCGTACAAACTATTTGCTTTTTCGAGGTCTTTTATTAGATCACGTTTTGGAAGTTCTGGTTTAACTCCGTCTAACTCTGCAATGTATTCGCTTATTTCCGCTGAATATACAGCGTTGTAGTATTTTGCTAAATTGTCGTGTGTCTTTACTGAATGGATTACGGATGCGTGATTCATATTGAACATAGAACCAATCTCTTTATATGTCATACCAGCTTCCCTAAGTTTATGCTGTAAATAACATTTCCTGTAGATTAATTCCCTTTTTCTATTAGGCTTGCTTAATCCGTCCTTTTCTATTAGGTATTGTACCTTATTAATAAATTCATTCATTTGTTGTATTTTAAAACATCCATTTGTTGTATTTCGAAACATCCCATATTGAAACGACCTGTTTCGATTAGATCCATTTTTTTCCAGTAAGCTAAACTTTTTGAATGAAATATCCATTCTTGCACTGTTGCCATTCCTATTTTATAAATTAGTTTGTATCTCATATCCATTTTTTATAGTTAATAATAATTAAAATAAACATCCAAATGTACATAGGTAGCACTATATAAACATGGACAAACTCTACAAATTTTCTTTCGTTTTTTTTCATAGTATTTCAGCTTTATAATTCCAAAAATTAACAAGATTTCCTCCAATTGGTGCTATATCCTCTATATCAGTATATTGAAAATCATATGCTGTAAACTTTCCACGATTATCAACTTCACCATAACACCAAGTTCCGCCTTTAGGTTTAGATGAGTCTTCTACCCATATCCTTATTTTAACCGGTTCTTTCATAACTTCTGATTAAATTTTATTTCACATATCCTTTTGTACAGTTCCTCATTAAATGTACCTCTAATTGTTTCGTGTGATGATTTACCCGTCCAGAATCGAATCATCCTTTGTAGTTTAAATACCATATAAGCTCCATTCATCAAAATCCATTAATTCATCATCATTTGCAAAAAACCGTTCTGCCATATAATGATCCTCATTTATTAAATAATCCATCATCCCGTAGATCCATTTGTTATAATCATCGCCAAACTCTATTGGATTAGATTCTCTGATAGAGTCTTCACTCTCGATCCACCACTCCCCTTTTTTTGCTTTTACTCCAATATCATAAATGCCTGTTTCTTGATTTAGATATTCTTTCCAATAATCAACCTCAACGTAAAATTCCACCTCCCCGATTGTATAACCAATGTATAATGTGTCATAATCATAATTAATAACACAAAATCCAACCCTTTCTATTTCTTCTTTCCAATTCATTGTGCTTGTTTTTTAGTGAATAACTCTCCATATGAATTCAATACCTCCGATTGAACGTGCTTAGCTTCGATTGTAGGCTCTTCATTCGTTTCCGCATAGTTGGGTTGCGTAACTGTAAAATAACCGATTACAGTGAACACTAATGATAATGCAAATAAAGTTCCTAAAATGTCCTTTTGTGTTTCGTTTAAATTTTTCATAATCCTAAGTTTTTAATTAATTTACTAATTGTTGCTAATCGTGTACCTGCTGATTCAGTAGCTGAATCGTTCATACCGAATGTTTCAAACATCTCCATATATTCCTTGAATAGTACTTCGTGTTCGTGTAAGATCAAATCAATCATTTCTTGTTTTTCCATAGCGTTTAAATTTATGTGCGTTACCGAGCCGCACCCCTCGTTTTTATTTTAATTAACTTAAGATTTGTATTTCATCAAATTGAATGATACTTTGACTTCCTGATGATATTGTCATATTATTTCTTATTGGATCAATACTGCCTTTGTAGATTTTATTATTAAATTCTAAAGAATCGAACCAAATATTCCCAGCAACTATTTCGCAGTTGTTTAATATTAATACCTGGTTATTATATTTTTTATTTCTGCCTTTAATAATTTTAACTGTTGTTTCCATAGCTTTTTTGTTTTTTTGTTAATTAGTTATATGCAAATATAAAGACTCTTTTTAAATACGCATACTTTTTTAACAATTTTTTTCATCTTTTTTTACATTTAACTATGAAACGCTATATTTTATTATGGATTTTTAAAATAAACCGGCCTATATTATGGGGATAATTATACCCGAAAGGGTACTAATGTGAAAGGGATCATAGATTTTATACCCGATTGGGTACAAAAAAAGGGACATTGTTTAGACCAACATCCCTTCTTAGCATTAAAACCAACTATGAAAGTGCAAATATATTAAAAGATATGTGAAATCCTACACACTTGGCCGAAGTCTTTGTGGTGTAAGAATGCTTCAACGGCTTTTGGGTTGTGCTGATATCCATTCCTGTGATGCCAGGAATCAGTTCCGGATGGTGAACGCAGTGATTCTACAGTTACACCAATGTAATCTTTAGAAGTTTTATGATGCACGTGATGCGTGTACACGTAGCGATGCTTAGACAAACTCCATTCGTGTGGAAATTCTGTTGCCATTAATAAAGGCAGATCTGCGTTCTTGGCTCCGTCACCGTGGGTAGTTCCAATTAGATTTTTACCGTACAAGAACCCTTTCCGATGAGCAATAGAGCAATCAAAAGTAATGTTATCACAATTTTTAAACCATGTCTTAATAACATCTGCAAGAAAGAATCCGTGTGTGTAATCGTGGTTGGAAGGATTAAAAGTAAAGTGAACGTCAGCAACTGCCAATAGTGTTTCAAGGATGTCAACATATAATTGTTTTGCGATTAGAAAATTAGAATACCACATACCATCTGTATCCTGTGGTGTTCCGGAAGTGGTTTGTCTTTTAGGTGTATCGATATGCAAAATGTCGTTACCGCCGATAAAAAGGATCTTATCTATATTAAACCCTGAACATTTGTTTAAAATGCCTTGTACGCCTTCTTTTACGCGTTTAACAGCAATCTGATTGTTATATTCTTCCCCAGTTTCAAATGCTTCACATAGTTTACCTATATGTACATCTGCTGGATCAATAACTAACAAATGGCCATCGGTGCATGGGTTACGAAAAATAGTTGGATATTCAGGTTTAAATTCTCGAATGTCTTTTAAGATCGATTCCTGTAATTCCTTGTAGTTTGTTTCCTCCGATTCCCTAAAGTTTGGATTCTTAAAGAATAAAGATGCGTGCTTGTTTTTAATCCATCCGTGTTTTACATCTGCATCATCTAATCCAAGCCCATTGGATTCTAACTTGATTGCTCTGTAGGAATTTAAGATTTCTATCTCATCTTCCTGCAATCTAAAACGTGTCTGTTTATTCATCTAAATAGTTTAGGTAGAAGTTTTAACCTACTTCTAAAGGTCTCACTCAAAGATAACCGTAAAAGGAATCCAAGAATGAATGCAATAATAACAAAAATCCAACGAGTTTTGTATTTTGTGATGTATTTGTTTTGAAACTTTACCTTTTGAACCTCAGCATTAACTATTTTGGTTCGGTACTTATATTCAATCTTTGTTTCAAATCGTGTTTTCGGTACATAAGACGTCTTGTAACGCACGATCGTATCTTTTTTAATGATTACCTTCTCCCAAAAAATAGAGTCTCTTAAAACGTACGGAATTGAATCTATCGAACTAATCGTAATTGTATCCCCTATTTCATCGCAACGGTAGCCCTTGTTCATAGCTTTACGCAAATGGTAATTAGCTGAGCAGGATGCAAGTAATAAAACTAAGATGAGGTATCTCATAGATTTTTAAGCATTTCAATTACTCGTGGGCAAGGGTACATATCTGATTTGTCTTTACGCACTGAGTTATGTGTGAAGA